GTTGGAAAGTACTAATCCTATTCTAATTATAGAACATGATGATCCATTTGAGGGAGGACGGGAACAGCAGAGAATTCCAATGGTATTGAGTGATTTCCTCATTAATCTAATTAAGGATTCTATAAAAGGAAATCTGGAAAAGTTGAAAGACGAATTTCAAAATCTATAACCCTCAAAACTGTTTAATCATGAATAAAATAAGACTAATACTTCGTTGGTTATTTATTCCATTGTGGACTATACTATTTTTTGTGTATTTGCTTATATGGTATATGCAAATGAGTTGGTACTATTTCAGCTTTCAAGATTATTGGAATACTTTTCTAATATTATGGGATAAAATAATGCTATTAATGAGATTAAAAACAAGAAAGACATTAATTATTTTGTAAACTTGCATTTTGGGTAATTACTGCATCCGGTGAAATTTCCGTACTTCCCTTTCCGTTCGACTAATTGGTTGCCACATCTGGGACAAATGCCGTTATGGATCATAGTGTTTTTGTTTGTAATAATCTGATGTATCTTTTGCTTATGCTCTTTTTTAGTATCTTTAGTCACTAAATTTGAGTGAGATAGTTTTTCCGTTAATATCTGGACATCTACAGAATTTATGGTGGGAGTAGTGTAGCTATAAATAACATCTTTTAATTGGTTTGAGTATATAACGATTTCTCGGGTATTACATTTTAGAGTTGCACCTCTTAAGAATACAATGATTGGTATGAATTTATTTTCGGGAATGCTCAAAAGACTTTCCAACGCTTTCACATGAGAGTAGTTTTGTTTTAATGGGTTCTGGAACTGATATTTGTTACCATACATATTTTTAGTCCAAAATTCAGAATAGTCTGAACCGAAAATCCAACCAGAGTAGTTCTTGGTTTCAATAACAAAGATACCATATGGTGATACTACAACATGGTCAATTTGTACAGAGCGTTCATTTATACAGATATAAATATCGTTAAATAGATGATATTCACTTGGAAGTGACATTAGTATTTTGGAAACCTTTCTTTCTCCATATTTTCCTTTGATGGCTGCTTGATTATATCCTAATGTAATTGCAATTACAAAAATTGCAATTACTATTATAACAATAATTTCCATAAGTTATCAGTTTTAATAGAACTTGATTAAGTATCTGCAAATGTAAAAATAATAAATATAATATGAAAGCAATTAGTATTAAACAGCCGTGGGCTTATTTGATAGTCTACGGCATCAAAGACATTGAAAACCGTACTTGGGCGTGTCCTAAAAAGTATATTGGGCAAAGGGTACTGATACATTCAAGCGCCATCCCCGTGCAAATGATAAATCCTAATAGTGTATTCACAAGGCAACAATGGGACAGTTTATCACTTGGATTTCAGAGAGATATTATTTGCGGTGAGGGATATGTAAATTCTGCTATCATCGGAAGTGTTGAGATAGTAGACTGCGTAATAAATCACTCTTCCATTTGGGCGGTGAAGGAAGGTTATAACTGGATACTGGCTAATCCTATTATTTATGATGAACCTATCGGAAATGTGAAAGGGAAACTATCTTTTTGGGAGTATGATGGTCCATTAGTGCAGACGAAGGAAAATGTTGATAGATTAACTTATAGAGAAAGGCTTATAGCTATGCGTAAGGAGATGGAAGAAAGGGGGAAATCATGGTAGGAGATATTCGTATTAGGCGTAGGAAAGATAAATACCACGTTATGGAAGAGCAGGGAGATGGTAGATACTTTACTATTGAAGGAGGAAAATGTAATTCAAAGGAGGATGCCATAAAGCTAAAAAAACGATTTCTGTTCGTTAGAGAGAAAGTTAGATTGTTCAATCAGAATCTTAGAATACAATTGAGAGAAAAGAATAAACCAAATGGATGATCACATAAATCAAAGTTTGTATGCTGATTCAATAAAAGAAGCTACAAAAGTAGAGTTCCTTGCAAGTAGTGAGGAACTTTTTTTATATGCTGTTTCCCTGTATAATTCGATGATGTGGGGCAGAAAGATAGACCGGGAAAATCTTAGAAATAAGAAGAGATCAAAAAAAATAGGGAGAACTAGCAAGGTGTAAAAGCATTGTTCTCCCCAATCATTCACGATTGTATAGCAAATATACTATTTATTTTAAAAATAATCGTGTTATGGATAGAAATTTTAATGAAAAGACGTGGGTAAATGTACGTGAAATAGGGATAATTCTTAATGTCCATGCCTTTGTAGTGTATTCGTATTTATTACAGATTGGGGTAAGGTGCGTTAAAGATAGGTATGGGAACGGATATGTCAATGGAGTAGATATCACCAAGCATTTTGAAGGTTTAAAGAAATTCGTGAAAGGATTGAGGAATGGAAGAAAAGAGCAAGCCCCCCTCAAAGAACTGGCTTTTATTGATCCTGTGATAGGGAGTCATAATGATTGGGAGAGTAAAGCGGACGGCTTGGACAAGGTGAAGAAGGATTTTTATGCCTCATATACAAATCAGGTCTACAGGATTAATCACTACCAGAATTTAAAGAAGGCTTTGTTCCGGTGGGAGCGTGCCACGAGAGTTTGGAAGTACGTGGAAGAAGAAAGAACTGCACAAGACCCTAATGAATGGATGGAGAACATTTCGTTAAAATACAAGCTGTGTAATACGATATACGATGAAGAACGCCGTAAATCTGTACTTGACACAATTTGACATGGCTGTAAGAGTGATATCGGGTAAATTTGCTATTGATATAAAACTGATTATAGCATGGCGTACAATTTAAAGGAAATGACTGAAATGTGCTCTAAATGGGTGGCTGAAAATGGGCTAATGGAGCATGGCGGTGCGAGGTTGAAAGACTTTTGCGCTCATTTCGGCATAGACTCTCAAACATACTATCGTTGGCTTGAAAATGCGGATTTTGCGGATGCTATAAAAAAAGGGAAAAATGAGTTTAAGGAGAAGCTAGAGCAGAGGTTAGTTGAATCTCTGTCAAAAGCTGCTTGCGGATATGAATTTGAGGAAACTAAAACCGAATATGAAGGGAAGAAAGTAAAGAAGAAAATAGTAACAGTGAAGAATGTAGAGGCGAATGTTGGTGCTGCTATATTCTTGCTTACAAATATATCTCCTGATCGTTGGCGTAATAAACAAACTGGAACCGATGTGAAGACGGAAGGAGTAACATTGAAGGTCGAAGTATTGAAAGAAGAATCGGTTAGTAATATTAAGAAGCTCTCCACACTATCGCAGAAACGGAAGATAAAAGGAGAGGGGGAAACAGAAGGCTCTGGACAATGAAAACGACCTATGTTTTTGACAGGCTATTAGAAGCCACGGTAAATCCGGTGATTCGTGGAGTATCTTCACGGGGTGGTACTCGATCTTCTAAAACGTGGAGCATGTTACAGTTGCTTTTTCTTATTGCCGAGAAGTCAGAAGCTCCTTTGCTCATATCGTGTGTTACTGATACAATGCCGGGAGTGAAACGTGGTATGTTCCGCGATTTCAAACGTATGTTGCAAGATGAAGGTCTTTGGAATGGCAAGGCAATGAATTTAACCGAAATGACCTACACTTTTCCTAATGGATCACAGATAGAGTTTTTCGGTTGTGAGAATGCTGCGAAAGTATTTGGTCCTGCACGTGATATCCTGTTTGTAAACGAAGCACAGAGGGTCCCGAAAGAAGTATTCCGGCAAATGGCGGTTCGTACTCGTTTGATGCTGTATGTAGACTTTAATCCGGTTAAGAAGTTTTGGGCACACGACTATTTCAAGGGTCCCGGCATGGTGGAAATCGTCAGCACCTACAAGGATAATCCATATTTGACACCGGAGCAGATCGAAGAGATTGAGAGAAATAAGGCTGATGAAAACTGGTGGCGAATCTTCGGACTTGGTGAAACAGGAGGAACCGAAGGACTGGTATATCCTGAATATGATATTGTGCCGGAGTTTCCTGCGAATTGTAAATGGTGTCTTGGTCTTGACTTCGGTTTCTCTGGTGATCCTACGGCGATTGTAAAAGTTGGCTTCGATAAAGATGATCTTTATGTTCAAGAGATCGCATACTCTACAGGGCTGTTGAATTGGGATATTGCGAATGTCTTGCGCAAGAATGGGCTACATAAAGTTACCACTATTGCGGATAATCAAGAGGCGAAGAGTATTGCTGAGATTTCTCGTTTGGGATGCCGCATATTTCCATGTATAAAGGGAAAAGGATCAATCATGGCAGGTATTTCACAAGTGAAGCAGTTTAAAATGCACATTGTACAAGGTAGTCGAGGTATACAGGACGAAGCAGATAATTACTCTTATGTATTTGACAAGATGACCGGACTCTATGATACGAACGAGGCAGTAGACGAAAATAATCACGCTATGGACGCTATACGATACGCGACTGAGTTTCTGATCGCCAAGTATCGTCCCGGCAAGAAACAAAGAAAAGATGAAGAAAAGCGAAATTAAAACCTTTCGGGGATATGTGCGATATCAGATATATCGCCTATTTACCCCATTTCGTTGGTTATGGAAGACGTTTGTTCGTCTGACAAGTAGATATCAACGCTTGATGCAATTACGGCGTATAGCGAATCTAAAGCCGGATGCTGTGGAGAGTCTTTCGCAAGATGAAGCCGCACTTCTGCATTATATGTCGGAATACTTAATACCTTCCCGCTGGGTAACACGTAATGGACAGATAATTTATACGTGTCCATCAGTTGAGGATGTGACTCTCTGGCAGATGATTGAAGCACGCAGAGCTGAAACAGTATTAGAACGTATTAGCGGATGGACTGGGGGGTATGTACCAGAAACTGTTGCTGATATGGTGAAACTGACAAAGTACATTGTGGAGCAGATTGGGCAGGCTGACGAGCTGGAACGTGTACTGTTACCAGGTGCAGGTGGTTCCGGTGAATCGAATCCAATCACTGAAGCTAAAAGTGTGCTAGGAATGGTACAGATCACATCCGAACTGTTTAACTGCTCATTCGAAGATGCGAAGAAGATAAACTACTCAGATGCTATTCTAGCGATCAGCAAGAGACATGATGAAGTTGAGAAACAAAAATCTAAAACAAAATAATCATGGGAAAGAAATATAGTATTAATTCAGCAGGAAGAATCGTAGCCGAGAGAGACATATACTCTCTTGGCGGCTTTATACCTAAAGGAACCGTAGGGGCTAGTATAGCTGACGAAACACAGTTATCACAGGAAGGTGATTGCTGGGTGAACGCCGGAGACTTATCTACCAATCCGTGGATTACTGTTTCCGGTAATTCCTATATTGGAAATCTAGTGGCTGGTGGGGTCACCGCAAACAAGAATCCTATCCGCATAGACGGGGATACTTGGATACCCGGAGCAATAAGATTCTATCATCCGGGGTCGTCCCCAACAGCAGACTTGTTCATTAAGGACAGTTTCATCGGCTTCGATATGGACGTTTCCCCCGGTCCGAGAACTACGGCAACAGCATTCCCTTTCGAGCAAGGAGGGTACTTATCCACTGCACCGAGAGGAACCGCTTTTTCATCATCTGTAATTCAAACCGGAGACACAAACCTTTGTCGAAGCACGGATGCGGTTATAAGATGTGGATTGAATACATACGTGTATCTTCCAACGGGATACTCCGGTAGAATTCTATGGGCATACACCGAAGGTGGAACAGCGGTGTATTCGGGAGAATCTAAAGTGATACCTTCAGGACTGACTAAAATAGAACATCCGGTATATAAGCAATTTATGTTGCATATCAACAAGATTAACGGAACCGCAATGACCCCTGCTGATCTGTTGGGTATAGGAGCTAAGATACTAGGACACGTGTATGCATCAGCACCCATAGAAATACGTGCGGGATCAGCTTCCGGAAGTTATACTATGGCTAGATCGTCTCTGACGATTAAAACAGATGTTTATAATCCCGGTGTTAATCCTATTCGACTATTAGATGGGTGGATGTATAACACCAATTGTGTCACGGAAACGAGAACCGACATCAAGATATTCGGAAGATTTAATAATGTGAAACTTTTGGAGTTCCTGTGGTATATACCGGATTCACAGATTTCGAATGGTAAACGAGATACTTTTATCACAGCGTCTGACTGTCCTTTATTGCGATTAAAAACAGGATACGTATTTGATGATTTAGGGAAAATAGGTGATCTAGTTCTGCGTAGATGTGTCGTACCGAAAGCAGCTTTTGCTGTTGATAAAGTAGATGGAAATACCTACGAGGACATAGATTTCTCGTATACCAACGAGTTTATGGGAACGAAAGTTTCCGACAGAACTTATGTGTGTAGCCATAAGCAAGGTCTGTATACCCTGTATAGTGCTTCCGGTTCTCTCACAGGACGAGCGAGCTACCCGGATAACACTAAAGATGCCACAGGTTTCACCGAAGGATATGATATAATCCCACTAGACGGAGACCTTATCGAGCAGGGGTCTTATGTGGGCACGTTCGATGATTATTACGAAGATTCAAAGAATTCGGCAGAGAACCGTGTAAGAATCGGAAGACCATTGACTACGTATGGTGCGAAATTTCCGTCCCTTCCTTCGGGCTTCAAGGTCACATTCATTGTCTATCTCCGAGATGACTTTAAGATTCAAGCATCTAAAGTTGATCCTACTACCATAGACCTAGCTAATCCGTACTTCGTTATGGTTTTCGGTAAAACCGATAATTCTTCGATATCTCCATCAGAGTTTAGTGCTCTTAATGCATCGCTTACTATGTCAGACTACACGAAAGTTCCGGAGATCACAGGGTCTGCTTACGTAGGCACAGGATGCATAGTTCGTGGAGATGTTCAGCTACACGGTGATCCTTATGTTAACCGTGTGTTTGATGTTAACATGTGGGAACGTGGAACAACACAAGATGGGGACTTACCGAACTACCCTACATGGGAAGACCGTAAAATTCCTACAGGGGTAGGAAACAGATTTAGATTTGTAGACGCATTCGAAGTTGAACCGGGTGGAACTTTCTCATGCGCAGAGGGGTATTTGATTCATTTGTACCGATTTGACGGAAGCGGTAAATGGATAGGACAGGCGGGATGGGCAACATCGCAGTATATCCCGGAAGGTGAAACAAGGTTTGCTGGTCTGATTATCAAGAAAGCTACGAATATATCCGATGCGGGGGGACTCATAACCGAGGAAGACCTTGCGCTAGCAAACGTTAAGTATCTCCGTGCATTCAAGAAGCGTAGATACATAACCAATGAGCTAGACCGGAAAAGCCCGGAAGATATCTTGTTAGATACGGATATGTGGGAACAAGGCTACTTAGATAGAATAGCCGGGAAAACCTACGAGGAACTTAAGTCTGTATCCAGCTTATTTATCCGATTGAGAAGACTCATAAACACAGGAAAGGGCGCAGTATCCTCTCGTGGCGCAGGATTTGATAATAAGGACGTATCTTTTGATGGCTTTACGAAATGTGTAACTGCTGATGATACTATCGTAGACGGTACGCCTCTTTACGGAGCTACTGTATATAAAGTTCCTTTGGCTGCTATATCAGTAGCGGATGTAGTGAATTCTAGGTTTGTCGTAGAGTTCGTACCATCTCCTAGAATCATAGCTCTATATGATTCACCGACTATCGAGATCAACGGAACGAAGGTTCGGATGTACGACAATTCCGTTCTATCCAAGACACTAAGGGTAGAAGGGAAATTGATTCTGAAAGATGACGCAGTAGCCCGGTACGATTACGGTATTGGCGAGTGCTTATGTGCTAACGGTCATAGTGACGCAATTATAAAGCTGCCATGATATTCAGTGATATACTAAACTTTATGGATGGGGAAGCCGTGAAACTCGGCTTGCCTATCTATTTCGGAGATACGTCTACTATTAACGAGCTAGTGAATGACATCTCAGGTATGTTCTTAACGTTTGATGTCCCGGACGGTGGTATGTCTAAGTTGCCTCCTGCCACCCGGAAGTATAACGTAGTATTACAGTGCTTAGATAAATCGTACTATCTTACGGATAACGCTGCCGAACTTGATACATTAATGCGTACCGATTTGGCTTTAAACAAACTAATGTCCGCTTTTGTGTGTCACTTCGATGTGGATGGATTGAGTTTCAGGAAGGTACAGAATATCTATGACTCAATGAAGTCCGGTTGGAGTGTAACATTTTCTATAACAGATGATTTATTGAACTATGGATAAGGAGATATTGCAGGTTGTAGAACAGATAAAAAAGGAAATATTCGAATCTTATGTTTCGAAAGGTTTGGTAGCGTCTGGTGAATTTGGGCGTGATCTAAAAGTAAACGATCTCGGTGATAGGGTAACTATTACTGCACCGCATTATGTCGTACAGATGGAGCAGGGTAGGAAAGCGGGGAGTTTTCCGCCTGTCTCCGCCATTAAAAAGTGGATTCAAGACAAGAACCGGACGGTTGGTGCAAACATCCCGGAGGAAGCAGCTTTCGCCATCGCTTATGTGATGAAGCGGGACGGCATCAAAGTTCCTAACAAATTCAACGGTGGCGGGGTAGTCTCCGACATCATTAATCCTGAACGGGTGAAACGGCTGACGCTGGATATAAACAAGATCATAAAGGCGAAAATTCTAACAATATTAACGCAATGAAATTAAGAATACCAAGATTTGGAGTGAACGTAGATATACCGGACAGCAAAGTATATACCTACCCCAGTTGTGCTACCATATGGGACAACGTGCCGTTAAAGCTAATTATAACGGACCTACCTACGGACATTATTGTGCGGATGGAACTACAGTGCCGTTCTACCCTAGACAGCTTTTATTACACAACGTTAGAACCAGTTGAGGGAATGGAGATAGACGCAGCTTCTTATTTCTTCCCGCTTCTTCCCGTATATAGTGATCGAGTTCAGTTCTACCAAGTAGAACTGACATTGATACATAAAGCCAATCTAACGGCTAATAGTGTTACTCAGATAGTTCGTATTCCCGTGATGAACTTGGCGAGTATAAACAATGTTAGCCGAGTGTCTAGGGCTGACACAGATTTCCGGGACAACTACGGACCGCGGGCACCATTAGCGCACACACTGGATGATAATTTCTTTATAGACAGCCGTTATCATGATAGGGACTATGATGTAGACGTTATCTATCAAGACGGAACGGCTGACAAATTTAATTACATGCAGGGTGACGGAATATCGGATGCATGCCAATACAAGAAGATCACGATAAAGAATCCGGATGGGTCCGTAGCTGCTGTTAAGGTTTATCCGGAAGAGGTACACGCATGCGGAGCTATTACACTGAAATGGCTAAACTCGTGTGGGTCATACGATGCGATTTCCTGCTATAATTGGAGCGCACAATCTACGATAGCGCAAGGTTTATCCGGTGGGAACGTTACGAAGCGGGAACTTACCTGTGTATTCGAAGTGACTGAGGCTAACAAGTTCGCACTAGATGTTCTTTCCCTGTCTCCGGATGTAACTGTTAGAGGGCTAGACGAGGTAGATATGGATACGAAACTTAGATGTTCATCTACTACAGGCGTGAAATATACGGCAACGGGACTAGTTAAAACGGTAACTCTAAAATTCCAGTACTAACATGGATATAAAGATTCAGATAAATGGAGTGTTCTTGGAGGGCTTGACAAAAACGGATGTCAAGCTGTCTATTAATGCATCGTCTCCATACAGTTTCGGAGAATCCACCCGTACCTATTCGGCTAACATTAAAGCTCCTAGGAATCGGGTGAATGATGGGATATTCTATCAAATGAGAAGTTTCGGTTTTACCCACCGTACTGCGAAATACGAGGCTAGAGTTTATATCGGCGGGATACCGATAAACAAGCGGTTCAAAGCTAAGGTATCATGCAGCGAAGACTCCTACGACATAGCTCTGTCCCAGTCGGACCTAAAGATGTCACAGTTACCGAAAGAAGTAATAGAAAGATATCTTTATACATCCGGTGTAGGGAACACTTTTTTCTACCCTGCAAGCGAACTGATAAAGCGTTCTGTTGGCTCCTTTGGTGTTTCTGTATCGTTCCCGCCGATAGAATACGGCGGCTACGAACCGGGATTGATCATCGAGAATCTAGGGCAAAAGCCTTTATCCGAGGTACTGGTGGGGAAGTCGGTTACTGTGTTTTGGCGGTATGCATCCGAAACGGACGAAGGAACGGAGTATTTTAGAGGTAACTTCCTAGATATTTTAGAATACGATACCCGTACCGCTCTAATGGCTCCGGACGGATCAACAGCCAATACAACGGCGGTGATAACGATGGATAATAACGCCTATATTACTTTGGATATGTCAAGAGTGGGGACCATATTAAACTTTGTGGTGTTGAAATCGGTTTACAATAATCAGACCGTAGCGATATTCCAAAAAGATGATAACCAAAACGATATCACGCAGGTACGATATAAGTTTGCTTCTACTACTATGAACATCCCTACATACATATTTAATGGCTTATACATAAGTAGAGACATAAATGTGTATGAGAAATTAGATGCCACCCCGCCGAAAACAATGTCCCCAGACGAAGCCGTTAATCTTTCCGGGAAGATAACCGAGTTAAGGAATACCGCTGGGGTGACACAGGTAGCGGGGAATTGTGGAGTATCGAACGCTGTAGATTTCTTAACGGATATTTGCAAAGTGTTCCAGTGGGGGTGGGAGTTTCAGACCATCGTAGACGATAGCGGACTCACAAGTGTTATTATTAGTATATATAATCTAATCGCGAACGATGCAAAAAACTTTGATCGAAACGGACCGATCACGTTCAATGACATGCGGCAAGACTGGACCGATTTCTACGTATCGATAGACAAGATAGAGGACTCAGAAGGTTTTCCGAACATCGGTATATTCAAAATCGGTGATTTTACAAAGAGTTTACAATTATCCAGTGCATCGTTCACGGCTAAAGGGACCGTAGTAGAATCGGGCGTGCCGAATCCACAAGACGGTACGTACCCGCGCTTTTCGATACGAAAGGTTCAAGACAATAAGCCCGTAACTTGGGTCGAATATTTCAAGTCTATCGAGTACACGCAACGATTAACCAAGTATTACGGTATGTTTTCGGACGCTATAGATGTCACTATTAAGGCTAAAATACCCTACTATTTCATAGAGAACAAGTATAAACATAACGGAGTAGTGTATTTTAAGCAGCTAGGATCATTTTTCTACGTTCGTTCTATCACGGAGTATAACCTAGCAACGCAGGAATGTAAGGTAAAACTAACTAAAATTAATCTTAATCGTTAAATAAATGGCAGATAATGTTACATTACTAGACCTTTCGTTCAAGACGGACGAGGCAGTAGAAGGTTTGGACGCTCTGATCAAGAAGTCTTTAGACCTTGCAGAAGAAAAGAAACAGCTAACCAAGCAGATAAACGCCGAGAAGACGGCACTTGCCGGGCTTCGTCAGAACTATAAAGACAATCTTATAGATCAAACGGCGTTCGAAAAGGCAACGGAGAAGTCAGAAACAGCGATCATATCGTTAACCAAACAACTAAACAATAATAAGAATGAGACTTCCGAGAATACAGCCGCTATTAAAGCACACACTACCATTGTCAACTCGGAAGCGGAAAGCGTGGAAACCCTGCGAGCGAAGTTATCCCTTAACACGAAGGCACTAAACAAAATGTCCGTTGAACAGCGGACAAACTCGGAGGCTGGGAAACAGATGGTAGCCCAAACCAAGGAAATCTCCGACAAACTGAAAGACCTTGAGAAAGGGGTGGGAGATACCCGTAGAAACGTGGGTAACTATGCAGAGGATATCGAGAAGGCAACCGGAAGCCTCGGCGGTATGACTGGCGCAACCGGGCAAATGGTCAAAGGTATGTCCGGCGGTATTGCTTCTATAAAGGCATTCAACGCTGCATTGATGGCGAACCCCTTTGTTGCCATTGCATCGGCTATTCTTGCGGTGATCTCAGCTATCGGAAAGTTGATGGACCGCAACAACGAACTGGCTGTTTCCGTTAAGACTATATTAGCACCTATCGAGTTGATCATAACTAAGGTATTGGACGCCGTAGCCGCTCTGTTTGTGGAGATAGTCAAGGTTTTTGAGTGGCTGGCAGAGGCTTATATTAAGGTTTACAACTGGTTAGGTCTGATATCGGACGAAACCGTTAAATCTATCGAAACTGCTAGAGGGATGGCACAAGTAGAACGGGACATATATAACGCTGAAACCGATCTTATTGTAGTTTTAGCCCGGCAACGTAGGGAAATGGAGGAACAAAAGGCTATTCTTGCCGATCAAACTAAGAGTTCTAAGGAAAGGCAAGATGCAGCTAATGAAGCCCTACGGATATCTAGAGAGATGGAAGCCTCCGAATTAAAGATACTAGAGGCTAAATATCAGCAGATAAAGACGCAAAACGAATTGTCTTACACTTCTGATGAAGACAGGAGGAAAGAACAAGAGGCTTTAGCAGCATTGGAGGAAAAGAGAGCACAGTATTTATCACAACGGAAGGAACTAACTAGTCAGGTATCCGGGCTGGAAAAAGCTGATATGGCAGCCGCCGCAGTAGCCGATAAAAAGCGTGCCGAGGATTATGCTAAATCCCAAAAAGCGGCAGCGGAGAAAGTCAAAAAAGACAAAGAAGACGCAGAAAGGAAAGCCGCCGAAACCGCTAAGAAAGTTCAGCAGGAAGTTCTAAAAAGCTACGAAAACGGAATAACCGAATTGCAGCTAAAGATAAGAGAATCTAATATCGGTATAGTAGACAAGCAGAAGGCACTAGAGGACCAAGACGCGCTAAACCAAGCTATCTTAGAAAAGGAGCGATACAGGTTGCAGCAGGGGCTTATAACGCAACAGGAATTCGATAACATCAAGCTGGAACAGCGGATAGCATTCCAAGAACAGGTAGCCACCCTAGAAGCCGAAGAAGCCGCTAAGAAGAGAGAAACGGAAGCCATAGACCTAGAGAACAAACGTGCCATCGAGGAAGCCAGCATAACTAGTGACTTCGAACGTGAATCCCTTCGTCTAGAGCAGCAATACCAAATGGAAGTTGCGAACGCTGAGAAGACTGGGGCGGACATTTCTTTGATTGAATCCAAATACGCCCAAATACGGGAAAAGAGAGAAAAGGAACTGGTAAACGCCAAGTTACAAATGACAGCCGATATCGCCGGGCAAATCTCTAATATCATGGGACAGGAATCGGAAGCCGGAAAAGCGTTCGCTCTGGCACAGGCTACGATTAACACATACTTAGGTGCATCTAAGGCTATTGCGCAGGGTGGTATTTGGGGAGTAGCGCAAGCAGCCATCGTGATCGCTGCCGGATTGAAACAAGTAGCCTCAATTATGAAGGTAAAAGAAGAAGTTCCCAAAACTAACACCAGCGTTAAGAAGTTTGCCAAAGGTGGTACCGTGTTTGGTGCTCCGCATTCACAGGGCGGTGTAACGTTCACCGGATCAAACGGGCAGCAGTTCGAGGCGGAAGGAGGCGAGAATATGTACATCCTCAACAAACGTGCATCTCATGCTATAAATGCGTTGTCTGCTCTTAATCAGCAATACGGGGGACGGTCTTTTGGCAATTCTAATGCTTACCGATATGCACAGGGGGGAGGATTCGATGTTATCAGTACTCAATCTTATACGAATCTTAATCGGTCTATGTCTAAGCAAGCGGTTGATTTGTCCGACAAGACAGTGGCAGCTATCGCACTTGCGTTTGTAGAAGGGGTAGAGAATGCTCCAAATCCGATAGTTTCAGTCCAAGATATTACCGATGTACAACAAAATCGTACAATTGTTATTGATTCCGCATTGGGCTAATTCGTATTTGCTACAATTTGCGGATAGTAAGTAGGTTGTAACAGCTATTTTTGTGTTGAAATATAGTTTATAATATAGAATGGTTTATATGGTAAATCTCTAATTTATGGATTTCAAGAAAATACGAATTATAGAGGCGGGACCGACCGCAAACGATTGGACGGATGAAGTTAACGGTGAATTAAAAACCGGGAAAATCGTTATTACGCCCGAATCGCTAGCGTCCCTTGTGGTGGCTGGTAGTATTCGCCCTATCCATTCTCGCCGGACACACAACGGTAACGATCTGCTGGACCAGTACATCGGTAGTTTCTCTAATTTCGTTGAGGAAAACGGAGTAGTCTACGCCGATCTGACCTTTTCGGAAGCTCTCTTAAAGAACTATCCGCAGGAGGCAGGATTTATGAAGGACATGATTGAAAAGGAACCGGAAATGCTAGGCGTTTCAGTCGTAGACCTAGACACTAAGGTGTGGAACGAAGAGAACCAAACATGGGACGTGACGAGTTTTGAAGAATTATTCACGTGTGACCTTGTAGGCTTACCAGCCGCGACAAGTTCGCTTTTTAATAACCAAAAATCAAAGAACAAAATGGGTCTTTTATCAAGCATTATCAGCACCTTTTCAAAGAAAACGGAGCTTAAAGAGGAAATCGTAGAAACGGTTAATGGTGAAAAGATCACTATTAAGGCAGCAGGAGAAGAGGCAGCCGTAGGTGACGAAGTAGTAAAAGAGGACGGAACCGCCGTGGAAGATGGTGAGATCACCGTTGATATCCCGGAAGAGGGAAAAATCGTTCTCGTGATCAAAGATGGCAAGATAGCCGAGTTCAAAGAGTACATGGACGAAAAGCCGGAGGAAACACCGGAGACAGAAACCAAGACACCGGACGAATTTTCTCAGCGTCTAACTGCTCTTGAATCATCTTTGAGTGAGATTAAAACAATGCTTTCCAAGCAAACGAAAACGCCACCTGTTGCAACTCGTACGGTGGGAGGCAAACCGAAAACAGATGCACAAAAAACGCAGCTTTCTAACGAGGAAGCACGCAAGAAAGCGCGGGAGGCGATGGTTAAGTTCGCAAAAGAAAAGTAATCACACTAAAATCATAGGAGACTATAAATTATGGCAATGACATTTACGGATTTAAATAATCTGAATATTAACTCACTGGCTGACGTCATTTCTTTGACTGTAGGGCTGGTTGGCGAAATGGAACGCGGTGCAACCGTTCTCTCTGGACTTGACAACAAAACGCCTATTGTTACTTTTGTAGCGAAAGATAAGGCACTTCGTAAGTCTGCTGGATGTGAAGGTACTTATGAATACACAGATATGTCCGATCATGTAAAGTACTATGACTTCCAGCCTTTGGAGTTACCTATCGTTGTTTGTTTGCAAGATTTGTGGGGGAAGATGGTAGCTAAGGGTATTCATTTGTCGGATGACTTCGATGAAACTCAACTGGCAGGTTTCATGGCTTCGGAAGTACTGAAAGTTTTGGAGGCTGATTTGCTACGTCTCGCATGGCTGGACGGAACCAAGACAGGTGATGTTGCTTACAATATTTTCAAAAATGGTGGTTTCATTAAGCAAATGAAGGACAGCGCAGAAACTATCCTTCCTTTGCAGTTGACTACGGCTAGCGTAGAGGATACCATGAAGAAACTTATTGATTCACAACGTCCCGATCAAAAGGAACTTAGCGAGTTCTTCGTGACTTCTAATGTAATGCGCCTGTTTAAGAACTTAGTTCAGAGTAAGGACAACACAACTGCTCAGGAGCATTTCGAGAACGGAAAAGCTGTGTACACTTTAGAAGGATACAAGATCAATGAACTTCCTCATGTTTCTGCGTCTATGATCGCAGATGCAACAGATGAAGATGCGTTTATCGCGTTTACTCCGAAACGTAATATCCAAATCGCTTTGGAAGATTCAAGCGTGAACATTAAACCGTTCATTCAAGATGCGAAAGACCGCAAGTATTACTCTACAACTGTGTTTGCTGCGGACGTAATGGTAGCTATTCCGTCTATTTTGAAACTTGCAACAAAAGCGAAAGCATAACAACTAATACCGAAAACTATGGCATGTATGAAATTAAATAAGGCTATCGTTTTTGGGTGTGCGGGCGGCTCAGTCGGTTTGGCTGGGCTGTACCTTGTTAACAAATCGGAATTGTCTTCTTTTGTAATGGGTGGCGATGGCGTGACATTAAACTCTATCGTCCTTGTATCCGGTGCAAAGGCAATTCCGGTTGACTGTTACAAGAATGGCGCAAAAGTAGTGGACGCTTTGCGTACACTGGACGGTGCAGCCGGAATGGAACAGACGGTTACTATCACGGTCTACGATAAGACTTCTGACGGTGCGGCGATTAAGGAATCACTGCTATCCGGGAATTACGTAGCCTTCGCAAAACTCAAAGACGGCGGTAACATTAAAGTTGCCGGACTTAATACCGGGCTGGAAGTGGCAAGCATGGATGGAGATACTTCGGCGGCTGGCGGTTTCGATACCGTAACGCTGAAAACACCGGATAACTCTAGGGGGGATCGCAATATAGTTGCTTTACCTGCTGTTTGGACGTATTTAGAAGCTAATAAATTAACTTAACAACATGGGATGTATTAGTAATATCACGGGTGCAATAACCTACGATTGTTTAGGTGGAGCAGTTGGAATAGCTGATTTGTTGCTTATTAACTACTCAGATATCCAATCTATCTCCATCGCCAACGGTATCGCTACTATCACGTTGACTGTTTCGGGCAAGGTTATCCGGGTAGCGTCTATCCGAAAGGGTGCAAATGCTACAGAAGCCCAAAGAATTAACGAAAACGCCCCGAATGCGCTGGAACAATCGGTTAATTTTACCGTGTATAAGAAAACGAGTGCGGAAAACGTGTTTATCAATACCATTCTCAATTCTCGCCTTGTGGCGGTTGCAAAAATGGTTGAAACAGGTGTTTACCGTATTTATGGCTGTAATTACGGTTTGGAGGTATCCGGACTGGAAGAATCAGCAAATGATAACGGCGGCTATACCGCCATTACGTTAACCACACCTGAGAACGTTCTAGGAGAAGCCCGTGCATCAATCACTGAGGCTACATGGAATACTCTAGTGTCTAAATCATCATAATTATGGCTTGTTTAAAGAAGATAGCACAAGATTTAGCGTTTGATTGCGCTAATCCCGGTTTAATCTCTGGAATTGCCGGAGTAGAAGAAGCCGTAATATTGAACTACGAAGATGTTTCTAGTATCTCGGTATCTTCTACGACAGGACAGGCAGTAGTAACAATGAAAGCCGGAACCAGGGGATATACCGTTCAATCTGTAAAAAACTCTATTCAAGTGACGGAGGCATCGCGGGCAAACGACAATGCTCCTACTATGTTGGAAATATCAGTAGTCATGAAACTTCTTTCATCGTTACCTGTAGTTAGCTACATTATCGCTTTGGTTTCTGGATCGTTTTTGGTTGCTATTAGAACAAAAAACAACCAATATTTCCTTTTGGGATGTAACTCGCCGTTAGAGGTCTCAGATTTATCAACTGATAGTTCAACAGACGGAGTTTCAACCGCTACTTTAAAAACGCCGGACGGGTCTTGCGGAGATTTCCATTATAGTATTACGGCGGCACAGTATAACTCTTTAAAAACTGTATAATCATGGCAAGAACAAAGGAAACTGTAACAAAAGATATCAAGCCCGTGCGCGAATTAATTCGCTTAACGGACGAGTTCGAGATTTTGAATCTCTGTAAAAGTATTACGCATCTAAAACTGGACCCTATGTGCCATATGGATCGTGCGTACGCGAAGAAATGGTATGAGGATCACTACTTGACTGGCATACACGTTCGCTACGTAATGAAACCGGGACTATCTATCAATCATGTGGCGGACGGAGTTGTTTACCGTGCATTTAATTGTACGGACGCCATCGCCGAACGAATCATGAAAGAAAATCCGGTTTATAAATCCTACTTTGAGGACTTAGGTCCAATAGAACCACAGGAGGACGTACCGACCGTTTTGCCCGCTGATCCTGAACCGGAACAAACACCGGAAACAGAAGCTCCAGAAGAAGAGAAGCCCGTAGAACCGGAGACCCCCGCTGATCCTGAACCGGAAGCCTCAGTAGAAACAACACCGGAGGCTTTAGTAGACGAGATTATGAAGGAACTGGAATAAACTAAAAGGAAACGTTAATATGATAGCTCACAAGAAAGTAAACGTAATAGTAGATAGAGCGCTCAAAGTTAACGCTAAGGTTTCCGAAAAGATTGTGGGGTATGGGGACGGAAACCTATACCCCCAAATTTTATCGGAACTTATATATGCTAGCAAAACCGCCTCTTTGAGTGTGGAACGACTGAGCGAAGCGATAGAATGTGAAGGCTTTAAAAACCGTGTTTTTGGCGAAATGACGAACGCCCACGGAGATAACATGGACGAGATACTGAATATGCTGGCATATGACGTAGCTCGTTTCAGAGGGTGCGCTCTAATTGTCCAGTATGGAGGTGATTATCGCCCTAAAATGATTTATCCCGTTCCTTTCGAATACGTCCGTGCCGGGCTGAATAAAGACTACTTAACGAATCCGGTTATTCATAAGTACGTAGTGTTTAACAATTGGGATCGTCAAAATATCAAGTCTACCCAATTGGATAAAACGGCAGTTACCTATCCGGCGTTCAATCCAGATAACTTTGCGGATGAAGTAGAGTTTTTCGGCGGAATCGAGAATCACCCCGGACAGCTTTTGTACATAAACTTCTTCACTACGAAGCCCTATCCGCTTTCTCCGTTTCATGCAGTCCAGTCTGAGATGCAGGCGGAGGCGATGAACTCCACATATGTAGAACGTACTTTGACCCGTGGCTTCCATATGTGTTCAATTATATCGCATGGAGAGTTTACAGAGCAAGAGGAACAGAATGCTTTTGTGGAAGGGATTAAAAAAGTTATGGGAGCACAGGGTGCTGGAAGCGCAGTTCTTGTTCGTGATGACAATGCTTTGTCTGATAAACCGTTTATCAAGGTAGACCAGTTGGGCGTACCGATTGACGCTAATCTGTATAAGGCTTACAACGAACCGCTAAAAAAGGATATCGCTTCACAAGCCTACAATATTCCTATTCCTTTGGTTGACTCGTCTTTGATTTCATTCTCCAATGCGTCCGGTGAGGTCGTGAAGGAAATGCAAAAAGTTTATCGCCGTTCTGTGACGAAACTTCGTAGTAAGTTGAGTCGGGAAATTGCGCGTGCCTTAGACCTTCCAACAGAAGTATGTGAAATTTATAACGAATTAGAAGAATCTAACTCGACAGTAAACGTAAAAACAGACCCAAATGAATAGTTTTTCCGAAGTAATCAAGAAGTTCCGTGAAATCTTTGATATCGCAGCAGATGTTAAGGACACAGAGATAAACAAATGCATTCAAGAGGCAGATAAGCTCGATATAAAAGTAGCTCTTTGCGGTGATACATTCTTTTCAGTATCGAGTGAGCTAGGAGGTGGAAAAGAAGAGAGTGATATCCCTGCCGGAACCGATTCTGATTCTAATTATTCGTTAGATGTCGTAATAGCCGGGAAAAACTACAATATAGTTCCTCTTTATACGATCCTATGTTACTATGCGTTTGTGCGATATATGAAGATAGCGGACCAAAAAAGCACATCTACAGGACTGAAAACGCAGGTATACAACGGGTCGTTGATATTACCAGACTATAACAAAAATAAACGATGGGAAGAAGAACGTGGGAAAGCAGATGCTTTTATAGAGGATTTCCATATTGTATACGAGTTATTTAAGGAATCAGATAATCCAAAGGATAAACATTGTTGTGACTCTGTTAAGCCTTATCGAGTATGTTTTATAAGTTAAAATAGTGAGGAAATGAAAAGGGAAACGAGAGACGATATCATGATTTGGTCTGCTGTGGGAATGCTCTTCGCAGGAGTGGGGGTGTCAGTTGCTGGTTTTTTAGTTGAGCCTTTAGGTATCATTCATGATACTGTATTATGGTTCTTTGCACAATGCTTGATATGGTCGGGAGCTGTTTTCGGCATCCCTGTCTATGTCAGAACTAAAATTAATAGTATGATTGGGAATATACCCGAAAAAGAAAAAACGGAAGTGAAAAGGAGAGTAAATAATGAACTGGATCAAGGAAAGTAATCGCCCTAAACATCTCCTGTATGCTATTCCAGCAGGGGCACTATTTACTATTTTATTTGTGGCAGGATTGGCGGCAGGAATGGAATTTAAAGACAGAGAATTTATTCCGGTGCTGCTTGGTGGAGATATCAATACTTACAGTGTTGCCCGCGCATTTTATGAGCAGTATCAGGTGAAGACATA